AAACAGGCAATGCAGAGGTTGCGTGAGACAGGAAAAGTCTCAGACGCTGCCAAAGCATTTGAACGATTTTTATAAATTTTGGAGTATTAAATTATGGCTACCTATCAAACATATACCGCAATCGGTATGAGAGAAGACCTTTCGGATGTTATCTACTCGATTTCACCAACAGATGTTCCATTTATGTCTTCCATTGGCAAGACTAAAGCTACTGCTGTTCTACATGAGTGGCAGACTGACTCACTTTCCGCTGCGGTTTTAACAAATTACGCAGTTGAAGGCGACACCGCTTCTGATGCCACTATGTCTCCTACGACTCGTGTTGGCAATCGTTGCCAAATTGCACAGAAGACTGTAAAGATTTCTGGCACTTTGCAAGCTGTTGATAAAGCAGGCCGAAAATCCGAAAAAGCGTACCAATTGGCCAAAGCCAGTTCGGAAATTAAGCGTGACATGGAAACTACACTGTTGAGCAACCAAACTGCTGCTAACGGCAATTCTTCTACTGCTCGTAAATTGGGTGGTCTGCAAGCATGGTTGAACTCCAACTATGATGGTGGTACTTCTGGTGTTGCTGGCGACTTGGGTACTACTGCTCGTACAGATGGTACTAACCGCACTTTTGACGAAACAATCTTGAAGACTGTTATCCGTGAAGTTTACGCTTCTGGTGGCAATCCTAAAGTGTTGATGGTGAACCCTGCACACAAGCAATTGGTTTCTGCTTTTGCTGGTATCGCTGCTCAGCGTTTCATGGCCCCATCGAACAGCCCTACCACAATCGTGGCCGCGGCCGATGTTTACATGAGCGACTTCGGAACTGTGAGCGTTGTTCCCAACCGCTTTATGACCTCCACTAACTCATGTGGCGAAACAGCGTTTATCCTTGACCCCGATATGGCTGCTATCGCTTACTTGCGTCCTTTCCAGACCAACGAGTTGGCTGTAACTGGCGACAACGAAAGCACACAGTTGTTGGCTGAGTACACCTTGGAAGTTAAAAACCAAGCTGCACACGGCATTTTGGCTGACTTGACACCTTAATCTGGTGTAACTCAAAAAATGCCTCAGACTAACCCTCTGGGGCATTTTCTTTTCTACTCAAACTGATAGAATTAGGCTATGCAAAACCCTAACAACTTTAGACAAACTGCTGTCCATGCTGATGGTGAGGGCGGTATTATTATTCAGACTCGTCAAGATGTGTCTGACATTGTTGAGCAGAATAAAAAAGAATATAACTCTTACGATGAACGAGCAAGATGGTCTGACCAATTGTTTGGAAATAAGATAGCTTCTATCCCTATGACAGTTATTGATGACTTGAACGCAGCAGGAATTATGCGTGGTTTTGCTGTTCTTGATGACAAGCGGTTTGCTGCTTTTCTGAATGACCCAATGAATCGTGCATGGCGCACTAGGACAGGAGTTGTATGAGTTTTGCTACCTACTCTGATTTACAGACTTCAATAGCTAATTACTTGGCTAGGTCTGACCTGACAAGCATCATTCCAGACTTCATTACTTTGGCTGAGAATCGTTTGCGTAGAGAACTGCGTATTCGTCAGATGCTAAAGTCTGTAACAACTAGCACAGTATCTGGTGATGCGACTGTAGAACTGCCTAGCGACTTCTTAGAGATTCGTGACTTTGTGGTGATGACTAACCCAATTCAACCATTGAGTTACTCTAGTCCTTCATCGTTATCTAATGACCCAAGAACATCAGAAGTTGGTGTTCCTAAGTCTTACACAATCTTAGCAAGTGAGTTTCAAGTAGCACCTGCACCTGATGGTGTCTATACGTTAAAGATGCTCTACTTTGCTGCGCCAGCGTATCTGTCTGTCAGTAACACATCTAACGTATTTCTGAATATTGCCCCAGATGGCTTACTTTATGCGTCTTTGATTGAGGCAGAGCCTTATCTTATGAATGACGCACGAATCAATACATGGGGAACTATGTATGACCGAGCAATCGGCTCTCTCACCAAGTCTGACGAAGAAGGTCAGTATTCTGGTGTTCCATTGGCAATGAAATTAACTGCAAGGTGAAACTATGGCTGAAATGTCCAACTACTTAGAAAATGCTCTTATCAATGTTACGTTGAGGGCAACCAGTTACACAGCACCAACAACTGTGTACTTGGCTCTTTATACAACTGACCCAACAGACGCTGATACTGGAACTGAATGTTCTGGCACTAGCTATGCTCGTCAGGCTATTACTTTTGGTGCGCCTTCCAATGGTGCTTCTACCAATTCTGCTGCTATTGAGTTTCCTCAAGCTGGCGGTGCATGGGGAACAATTACACACATTGGAATTCGTGATGCTTTGACTACAGGTAATTTGCTGTATCACTCACCACTAGATGCTTCTAAAACGATTGCAACTGGCGATGTGTTCCGCATTGCTGTTGCTTCATTGAGCGTTACTTTAGCGTGAGATGGCTGACTTACTGCCTCCGTGGACGATTGACTCGCTAGACAATTTAAAGTCTAGCATTGATGACTTAACACTCACACTAGATAGTCCACTTTACACAACCTCAGTAACCCTATGGGATGCCTATGGGTCTGTAACTGCGTCTGCAAGCGTTACAGCAGATGCTATAAGGGTTCAGAGTGGTAGTGGGGCGGTAGATGGTACAGCGACAGTAACGGCAGATGCAGTAAGGGTTCAGTTTGCTAGTGCAAGCATTGATTGCTCTGCTAGTGTTACCTGTGATGCAACTAGGGTGCAGTTTGGCTCTGGTGCTATTGATGGCAATGCTACTGTTACCGCAGATGCTACTCGTGTCCAGTTTGCTAGTGGAAGTATTACCGCTGATGCAGATGTAATAGCCAATGGAACTCGTGTTCAGTTTGGTATCGCAGATATAACTGGAAATGCTACTGTTACGGCTCTTGGTGGAATCGTAGCAAATGCAGTAGCTTCTGTAACTGGTAACGCAACTGTAACTGCTGATGCTATCAGGGTTCAGTTTGGTAGCGGTGCAATTACTGGTGATGCGACAGTAGTAGCTAATGGTGGTTTAGTTGTTGGTGCGGTAGCGAACATAACTGCAAACGCAGACGTTACAGCTAATGCGTCTGCTATTTATGCGGGTGTGGTATCTATCAATGGTATATCTTTAGTAACGGCTAATGGTGTAATCCTTGGCGAGAACTGGACACCAGTACCACAAGACGATAACACTTGGACACCAGTATCTGCCAATGACAATACATGGACAATTCAGACGCAAGGAAGTAATACATGGCTACGACAAAATTAACTTTTGGTGAGTGGATGCCTGACCAACCTAGCGTGTCAGGTGCTTTAACTGATGCTAAGAACGTGGTTTCTTTGGCTATTGGGTATGGCCCATTTCCTACCCCAGTTACTTTTTCCTCTAGTGACGCTGCTGAGAATTTAACTTCTCTTTATGCTGCCAAAAAGCCTGATGGTAATACTGAGTTATTTGCTGCTGGTCTATCCAAGATTTACACAGTAAGCGGTGTTGGTGCAATAACTCAAGTTAAAACAGGAATGACAACTGGTGCTAGTGACAGGGTTCGTTTTACTCAGTTTGGCAAGCGTGTAATTTCTGCAAATAACGCTGATAGATTACAGGCATGGACATTAGGAACATCTACATCGTTTGCTGACCTATCAGCTACTGCGCCTATTGCTAAGTTTATTACTGTGGTGCGTGACTTTGTTGTTTGCGCCAATACGCTAGAAACTACTCAGCAACAATATCGTGTTCGTTGGTCAGCAATCAATGATGAAACAGATTGGACTGAGGATGTAAACACACAGTCTGATTATCAGGATATTCCTGATGGTGGACAGATTGTAGGAATCCGTGGTGGTGAGTTTGGTATTGTTCTTTTAGAGAGAGCAATTCACAGAATGACCTATGTTGGTACTCCGTTTATATTCCAGTTTGACAATATCTCTCGTGGTAAGGGCTGCATGGTATCTGGCTCTATTGCTCAGTACCAAGGCGTTACTTTCTTCTTGTCTGACGATGGTTTCTATGTGTGTGATGGTCAAAACGTAACAGCTATTGGTGCAGAAAAAGTAGATAGGTATTTCTTACAAGATGCCTCCGAATCTGACTATGGCTCTATGTCTGCTGCTGTTGACCCAATTCGCAAACTTGTAATCTGGAATTACAAATCTGTTAACGGAACTCGTAATCTAATAATTTATAACTTTAAGACACAGAAGTGGACTTATGGCGATGCAGGTACAGATTTCTTAGCAGAAGCATCTACATCATCTTTAACGCTTGAGAACTTAGATAGCATCTCTGCCTCTATTGATGCGTTGACAACAAGTTTAGACTCTCAACTGTATGTTGGCGGTAAGTATTTCTTAGGCGGTACTTTAGCCACTCGTGTGATGACTTACACAGGTGCTAGTCAGACAGGTGTTATTGCTACTGGAGATTTGGACATTGGTGCTAACTCAGTAGTAACCCTAGCTAGACCTATTGTTGACAATGGCTCTGCAACTGTGGCTATTGCTTCTCGCACCCTGTTAAACCAAGGTGTAAGTTTTAATACTGCTGTGGCGGCTAGTACAGAGAACAGAGTACCACTTAGAAGTGCAGGTAGGTATCACAGGCTAAAAGTTACGCCTACTGGTGATAATTGGGATAACGCTATCTCTGTGGATGTGGACGTTACGCCACAAGGGGTTCGCTGATGTTTAGAAGCCTACCTGCGTTTGGTGGTGACCAGAGGGCTGTGGCTGAAGTAGTCCGTGGCATCATGGACGGAAAGACCAATAACACAGGAACTTTGACGCTGGCAACTGGTGGGGCAACTACTACCACTTTGACAGACAGAAGGATAGGCCCAGATAGCGTAATCTTGTTTGTTCCTATCTCTAGTGCGTCTTTTGCTGATTCTGCACCTTATGGGGCTTTTCAAGACGGAACAGACCAGACTGTAGCTAATACAACGACTGCCTACCCTATTACTTTTGATACAACAGACTTCTCCAATGGGGTTACTTTATCAAATAGTTCTAGGTTAAATGTAAAAGTGGCAGGGCTATATAACATACAGTTTAGTATTCAATTAAAAAATACTACCAATGACTCACAAGATGCTGATATTTGGT